AGCTTTAATCTCATCGTAATACTTAGACTTTTGCCCGTCTAAATAGGCTTTCGCTTCGGCAACTTGCTCTTTGTAAGCGATTTTCTTTTTTCTTATATCTCTCTCATCATCTACGTCTTCATCGTAAGAAAAGTTTTCGTTTAATAAAAACGATCTTTCTTCTGCGTCAAGATGAGGTTTAGTTAACTTATAATATTCTTTCAAAGCCTCATCACCATCCATTTGGCTGTAGTCTTTGTTAAGTTTAACATAGTCGTTTATGTCACCACCAGTCTCTTCCATAAAATCGACTAACTTTTGAATGTTTTCTGGCAATGGTTTTCCAGTTGCTTCTGCTTGAGCTATAGCTTCTTCAACCTGCTCAACAACTTCTTCAACCTCTTCGTCAACAACTTCTTCTAGTACTGGAGCTTCTTGTGTTTCACTTTCCTCTTGTACTTCTTCTTGCTCTGGTGAGGTGTCGGCACTTTCATTGCTTCCAACCACTCTTGCCTCGTCAGCTCCGTCATTTTCAGTTTGGTCTTCTTCATTGGTCTTAGTTTCTACAGGTGCATTTAAGTCAACTTTAATAACGCTGTCATCTCCAGCACTTTCAAACTTACTTTCATCAACCTTGTTTGTTTCTTGTGTAGTTTCTTCTACTACGTTTTCATTTTCTTCCATAATATAATATAAAATAATTAATAAATTTACCTAGGCGTAAACGCTTCTAAGTCAAATCCACTTCCAGTACTATCATTACCTGCAGATTCAAAGTTTTTAGGTGATTTACCTTTATTTCTTTGGTCTATAAGCTCTGATTGCTGCGAAGCTTGTATTTTAGTTCTTTCGTCTTTACGATCTTCTTTTGTTTTTTCTTTTTGAGATAAATTGTCAGAGTCAGCTTTTCTTAACTGCATGTTGTAAGAAAACTCAACTTCCATTAATTGTTTTTTAGCTTCTATTTCTTGTTGCATTTTTTGAGCTTCAAGTTGAGCTTTGTGGCTTTCTAACTGCATTTTGCTTTGAGTAAGGGCTTGCTCTTTTTGAACCTCTACTTGAGCTGCCTGTTGAGCCGCTTGAGCGTTAGACTTTGTTTGAGCCTGTATATTTTCTAGCTGTAAAGCTCTATCTCTTTCTTGCTTTTTCTTTCTACGTATTTTAAGAAGTTGATTGGCCAACTTTATATTTCTTATCTCTCTTAGGTCTATAGCATCTTCTAACTCAATATTTTGTTGCTGCAGCGCCATTTGAATATTATTTTCTAGCTTTGCTTTTTCTTCTTCATCTGGCATTAGCTCTAAGAATATACCAAAATCATACATATGTAATTCTTCAAGCTCCTCTAGTGTAGCCACGTTGTGTGCTCCAATAGCTTGTATAAAAGCGTCCTTTGTTGGAGAATATTCTAGTACATCAGATATTCTAAGCGATAAACACTCGCAGGTGTCAGCTGTTAAGAATAAACCAGCTTGTAGTATATGTCTTGTTGCTGTGTTACTATTTGCTGCCGCAAGCTTTTGAACACCTACTAAAGCGTTTTTGTCTGGCATGCTACCATCTCTAGCTTCGTTAAGGCCAGTCACATCACGTATCATTTGCAAGTAGTAGTTGTAAGTCTGTATAAGACTCTGCATTTTTTGCCCGCCTGAACTTGACTGTATTTCTTGAATAGGAACTTTACCAGGATTCATATCGCCTTCAGAAGTAAATGACCTACCAATAACAGAACCTGTTTGGAAGAACATGTTTAAAGCTTCTTGTGGGTTGTAGTTTGTGCCATTACCTAAATCTATTTCAGCTAAACCATCAGCGTCTAAATAAACTCCGTCTGGAACTAATCTTGACATTACTTGCTGTAGTTTTAAGTGAGTAAGCTGTATCATATCAGCAAAACCAGTAATACGCTTAACCAACGATTCTATTTTGCCATTGTACATTCTAGGAGCTACAATAGAATAATTCATTTTAACTTTAGTAAAATCGCTTTTTGGCCTCATCATATTTCTAGCCATCTCCCACTTAACAAGCTTTTTAGTTCCTAGTATTAAAACTCCATCATACAAAACCTCAACGGCTCTTTGAAGCTTGAAGTAGTCTTCAGCTTCATTAGGAGGGTTAAATGTGTCGTCTTTTTCTATAACTTTTTCAGCTCCAGACCCTACTTGTTTAACCTTGTAAACCTCGTTCATATAGGTTTTGTAGTTAAAATATAGTACTTGAACTCTATTTATATCATCTTTATCAGAGTTGTATCTATTATGCTTGTTTGTTATATTATAATTAGACTTGTTAGCTATGTCTTCAAGTTCTTCTTGATCTAAGTGTGGGAATTGTTTTGCTAATTCGTTTATAGGTATAGATTTAACTTCACCTACATAGTAAATGTCGTCAAAATAAGGGGAGTCTGTATACGAATAAACAAGGTCAGCTGGATCTACATAGCCTACTGTTATTCCTTCAGATGTTGAAAAGTTATTTTTTACAGCACCTATGCCTAAAACAGCTAAATCGTAGAAAAATCTTTTTTTAGTTAATTCGTATTTGTTACCGTCTAGCAAAACGTTTAAGGCTTGTTCTTCAGCTAACTCTACAGCTTGCTTGTAGTTAAGCTGCATGTGAAGCTGTAGCTCTTCAATTGTTTGAGGTAAAACAAGCTCTTCACTTTCTCTTAAATCTAAATTAAACTGAGTAGAAACTAAATCGTTCAAATCCTTAAACTCCATGTCGTCCATAATTGACTCCATGTGCTTAGTTCTTTTAGCGACTCCATTAGGATCTTGAGAGTACGCTTTTATATCGTAAGTTCTTTCGGCTATGCCGTTTACTACAATGTCAACGAATTTAGGTATGATAGGAACTGGGCTCCAATCTAAGTTTAAGTAAGACAAGTCTCCGTTTATAGATAATTCATCTTTGTATTTTTGTATAGACTGCTCACCTCTAGCATATAATCTTAGCCTGTGGAAATCGTTTAAGTTGCTTCTATACTTAGCGTTAGTTGCATCATCATCAAACCACTCTTGTTCTATAGCTTTTGCAACTTTTAAACCGTAATCATAACTAAGCTTTTCAGCGTCGCTTACGGTTTGACTTGGAAAATAATTCTTTATAACAGACTCTGCCATACTTATTTTATTAATTTAGATGTATTACCATTGTTAGTATACCTTGCAATGTTTAAATTTAACGCTGGCTTTTCTACTTCAGCGTGAGGTCTATATAAGTGTCTATTGCAAGCCATTATAGCTAAACCAGAACTTATTGCGGCATCAAACTTTGTACGTTTATTTATATCAAACCTACTCCATTCGTTTAATGTTTGGTTAAAGTATATATTACCGTAAGTACCATCACCTAAATGGCCAACGTGGCTTTGTATATACATCTCTATCGCAGCAGCGTGAGCTTGCTTAATGTCTTCGCTAGAGTTAGGTATACCACCTACTTCTTTTTCTGCCACAGAAAGCTTATTCCAAACTTTATCAGGTCTATTCATACTAAACCCTCTGTAGCCTCTTCGCTTTAGATAATAAAGTAATCTTGGTTTATTGTTTTCCGCTAGTATTGGCATGCCATAAAAAACCAATGCCATCAACACATCTTCAAAAAACATTTCAGCGGTTTGTGGTCTTGCAATATATTCTAAAAACATATGGTTAGGTGGCGCGTCTTCCATAGAAAACTTCGTTAAGCCGTGCAAAGCGCCTTTAGATCCTTTACCATCTACTGTTCCACTAATATCGTAGCTATCACATCCAAAAGCGCCTATGTGCTCGTTTCCAGGATATTTAACTCCATTCTTAGTTATTATTCTGTTCTGAAGGTTGTGCGGTGGAGTCCAACTAATATTGAATCTACCTTTTGGATCAGGATAAAAAACTACTTTAGAGTCTTTTATGCCATCTTCCCATTGGAAATTACCCGTGTTAACTGCAGAGCTATTTCTAATGCCTTCATTATAATCTATTTGCTCGTATATTTTAACTAAGTTAAATATACTGTTTTTCGCTTCGTCTCTGAAAGCGTGTTCTTCTGTTCTAGGAAACTGTCGATAAAATTCATTTAAACCATCTTGGTCTGATTTTAATCCGTCAGCTTCGTTATTCCAATGATCAATTATCCCATACTCAATTAATTCACCGTCGGGTCCGTATACATCATGATCTGGGTTATTAAATACTGGTTGTCCAAATTCGTCAATAAATCCTTCATAGTTCCATTCCATTGGGATAAACAAAGAATATAAACCAGACTTTGTTTGTCCATTACGGTTTCTAGAAGTGACATCTGAATCATTGTACAATTTTTTAAAGTTATCTCCACCTTTGTCTAGCGCGTTTGATGTTGAACCCATCATACACTTACCTACGACCCTAGCACCTAATCTAAGACAAGTTTTTGTAACTCGCCAATTGTTAAGTATGTTATCGGGCCTCTCCCACTTTCCACTTTCATCGTGAACTAGTAGTGATAGTTTTTCACCATCATAACTGTTATCACCTGTATTTTTCCAATCAATCGTTGTGTCAAGACCTTTTATCTCTTCTAGCTGTTCGTTAACTTCTATTTTTTTACGAGTAAACTTACTCGCTGGTACACGATACGCTAGCTCAGACTTAGGTCTATCCATACCATCTTGTATTGGCTTGAAGAAAAAAGGATAGTTTATAGATATAGGTACAACCTTGTCTGTAAACATCTTTTTTGCATCGGCACCACTTTTAGATAGTATCCCATATCTACTATCACTCGATATTGTGGCTAAGTTAACGGTTTCAGCAGAGCTCATAAAAGAAAAGCCAGAACGTCTGTTTTTAAGATAACACATACCGTAGCATCTTTTGTCAGCCTTGCAAGCTTCCCAAAATATAAAAAACAATCTATTAGCCTCACGAAAGTCTGGAGCACCAACGTCTATTTTTGACCACTGGAGGTACATGTAATGAGTTCCTGTAATATAAGTTGGAACACCAGCATTTGAAAACCAGAAACCTTCGTCTCTCCTCTTAAACTCCTCATCTATATAATCGTACCACTGTTCTTTTTGCTCTTCAGGATAAGCTCGCCAGTCAAATATATTTTTTATTTTGTCCAACTGTTTTGGCGTATCAATACGCTTCCACTTGTTATCGCTGTTGCTATACACACTGCTAGGTACTTTTGGCAATGCTATTTTTAAGTTCTGTATTTCTACTATATCTCCTATTTTGCCAGTCTTAGATATAACAATAATATCGTGCTCCTTGTTATAGCCGTACTCCCACTTCTTGCCTTTGTTAAGTCTACTTACAGTAGTTCTCTTAACAGGCTCGATTATCTTATATAAGGTTTGCTCGTAACTCATTTAGACCTTCCTTCAGCAAATCCTTTAAACACTCGCTCTTCTTTTTTCTCAGGCTCTTTGCCTTCTAGTAGGTTCTCTTCTTCTTGTATTCTATTAAGTATTTCAAACGCGTCAAATATAGCTAGCTTTTTAGTAGCAGCTGCATTTTTTAGTCTATCAGCAGTAATATCGTCACCACTATCGACAATAGCCTCTTTAGCTACTTTAATAAGCTCTTCTACTGCCCTATGCCCAGCTTGGATTATACTCTTCTTCGTTTCCTTGATATTCATACTTAATAGTAATAAAATTTGATAATACTCTGTACAGTCTTTCGCCTTCAACAACAAATTCATATTCGCTGTTAGGTCTAAAGCCTATTAGATCACCTACATTAACAACTCCGTCAGAATATTTAACAACACCTACTAAAGGTTTTTCTTGCTCAGTGTTAAATTGATCTACAGCCTTTATAGGCTTAACAAAGCAATAGCCATTAGGTGCTTTCCACTTTTCTTTTGACTTAAATAAAAATATTTGATCTATTGAAATTATATATGTGCTTTCGTTAAAAAAAGACTTGCTGTTTCTTTCTTTGCCTTTAACGTCGTGCCAACGTCTAAACACATTGTGATGTACTAGCACCGTATCACCTGGCTTAATGTTTGTTTTAAGCTTTGTTGGTGTAGACACTACTCTGGCCAATCTGTTAACGTACTGGTGGTTAAAAACCTCAGTATTTGTTATTAGCTCAGAGTCTCCGATTTTTTTAACGTTGTTATATCTTTCACCAATTGGCTCTACAACAAAGTTATAAACGCTTTTCATTAGTACTGTAAATTATATTCAACAGACACAGCCATGTTTTTGTTAAAGTCTTTCCAAGGTAAAACATTTTTACCTTTTCTAATATAAACAGAAAACTTGTCTTCTTCTTCTATAATATCACAAATAGTATGACCACCATACACTTCTTGCCCAACGGCATAGTGCATGGCGTCATTCTTGTAGTCTTTGCCGATACTAATCTTTCGTATCAGTTTCGACATTTTCTGGATATTTTATAGTTCCGTCTTGAATACTTATATCAACTTTACCGTACTCTTCTTCAAGTTCTTTTTGCAAATGACCAATAGCCTCTTGAAAAGACACTACTTGTGTTATCATTTGGCTTTTTTGTAGTTCTAATCTTCCAAGCTCTTGTTGACCAGAGTTTATAGCGCTTACTATATTCTGCATCTTTGTTAGTTGCTCTTCGGTAACTTTTTCAGCCTTAGGCTTTAAGTCTACTACTTCTTTCGATTTTGGTGTTTTTCTTTTTGCCATGATTTAATTTAATTTAAGTTAATTGTTAATTGTTGATCTATCTTTCAAATGAAAGATTTAATATCATTGGTGCTTGAACATAGACGTCTTTGTCGTCAACTGTTGCGTTTTGCAAGCCAGTTCCAGTAAGTGTTACTACTGTTGCGCTGTCTACGCTTTTTACTGTTCCTAACAGTCTGTCGTTTTCATCAAGTAAAACATCTCCTACTCCAAAGTTTGTTAAAGCTGAAGTTGTTTTTACAGTTAAAGTTTGAGTACCTACAGCTTGTACGCCATCGCACTGCACTGTACTAGCAAAACTAGGATCACCATCAGCACTTAATATTCCAACATATATTCTACTAAAACCTTTAAGAGTTCCAGTATTAGGCTCTCCTTGAAGAACTAAACTTGGATGTCTCACTGATTTGTAAGAAGTAACATGTTCGTTCAAGCGTTGAACAGTTATTGTATCAAGCTCAGTTACTATATCTCCATCTACTTCTTCTGTGCCTAAAAAGCCAATAATATGATTTTTAAATTGATTACCATCAGCTGTTGCGTTAACAGTTCCTAAAGATCCTGGTGCAACTCCGTCAATATCTTTTGCAAAAAGCACTATAGTAGCGTGCGATTGTTTTGCGCCGTCTGTTGTCTTAGTTGTCATAGATCCAGCTAACAAACGATTTCCTCCGTTTGGAATATCAAATGCAAACCAATCAGCTAATATATCACCATCTCCAAAAGCAGCTGTTTGTAATGAAGGTAAAATTGTTGGCCTAACTTGTAAGTTAAAAAATTTGTTCATTTTATTTTGTTTTTTCGTTTTTATTTGAACTTCCACCGAAGAAGAAGTCTATTATTGTATTTACTTTAGCACTCATAGCGCCAAATATCGTTGATATAAAGCTAATTTCAAATTCACCTAGCTCTAAGCTTTTAGTAACAAAGTAATTAAACATTACAAATGTAATGCCAAAGTACGCTACTGTAAATAACGTTGCTAGAACCTTTTGAATAATAGCATCATCTTTATACATTTCTCTTGCAGACTT